AAACAGATTGGAAGTTAGATCGAGGGCTTAGCTGGTAGACGGAATCGAAGATTGAGATTGAAGATTCATCGTCGGGTTATGCCGGATGATGTTCGATGCGATGAGCTATGTGAATTTGGAACGATTCAAAAGTTGATGCGTGAGATTAAAGGAAATGATACCATTGTGCATTCACCAGTCAAGAAGTTTTTCCAAGATGTTATGAAAGGACTAAAGAAAACAGTGGATAATTGGCCAATTTTGGCTGGATTCATCGGTGTGATAGCGTCATTGAAGATCGCTCATAGTGTATACACCTGGTTTAGTCCTGGTGTTGTCGAGCCCAAGACAGAGGCTCAATATGGCGATACCCGTTCCATGTCACGTCAAGTAAAGAAGTTATCTGATTATAAGATCACCCACTCTGCTACATCGCAAGCAGGTGGGAATCATACGGGTAGGCTTGAGACTTTCATAATGTCAGTTTGTAGTAAAAATGTTTATGTTGCCTTTACCCCTTTTGATGATGAGCCTTGGGGCATTGTCACTGCTATAAGAGGAGATATTTTTATGATGAGCGCCCATTATTATGATGTTGGTAAGCGCAAGCTAGACCAAATGGGTTCTTTTGATATGTACCTTGTTCCTTATAAGAATGCGGTGCGTGGCGATCTTATGACTGTTTCACACCATGTTAATTTCGCCAACCTTGTTAAGCAGTATAAGCCATCATCTACTATGAATATTCACGATTTTTGGTTGTTTAGGGTCAACAATATAAGACCCCACAAGGATATAACGAAGAGATTTATCACCGAGTCAGAGTTGTCTGAGTATAGAAATACTATACCAGCAGCCACTATATTTTTGAGGCGTGATGAAGACGATCAGAATATAATGCATGTCCATACAGCCAAAGCGAATCTTAGCACGACAACCATTACCCAACCGTGCTGGAATGTTTCTCGTTATTTGTACTATGCTTACCCTAGTGAAAATGGGGACTGTGGTTCCTTAAGTGTTCTCACCGACCCTGGGCAAAACAATATACGTATAGTTGGATTTCACTCTGGCATTTTACAAGGGACCCAAGCCCTCAGTACTCTTCTGACGCAAGAGTTATTAGAACGCGAACTTGAAAATTTTTCCGAGGCTAGCAAGGCTGTTGTTTTGCCTGAGGGTATTGACCCAGAGTTTGATTTCGATGAAAATGGTTTGGCCGTCTTGCCAGCTCCTGTGAAGTTGCACAGACCCACTGATTCAAAAATCGAGATGAGTGTTTTGCATGGTTTGCATGGTCAGCCTACGAGAATACCAGCTGTTTTGAAGCAATCTGGTGGTCTGGACCCTTACGAGTTAGCTATTGCTCGATATGGCACTGGTAATCATGATGTTGATGATGATATATTGAAGGCCTCATCAAACAACTATCTCACAAGAATACTCGCAACCTGTCGAGGTCCTGCGGAGATCTTGAGTTTTGAGCAGGCCGTTGTGGGAGTGCCGGGAAGGAAATATATAGATAGCATATGTCGATCAACTTCACCGGGATACCCATGGAATCAAGGAATCTCAGGTGGTAAATGGGATTATTTCGGTCGTGATCAAATTTTCGATCTTTCAACGGAGAAGGCGATGAAATTGTTGAATAGATGCAATGAGATTATCAAACTTGCAGCTAGCGGTAAAAGAGTTACCCATTATTACGTTGATGCACTGAAGGATGAATTGAGGCCATTGGAAAAGGTTGCTAAAGTCTCAACAAGGATGATATCTTGTTGCCCTATGGATCTGATCATTGTTATGCGAATGTACTTTGGTTGTTTTGTTGAGTGCTTCATGGTGAATAGAATTTTCAATGGAAGCACCGTTGGTATAAATCCGTGTTCACCTGAATGGACTATTTTGGTGAAACATCTGCGTAGCCGGGGCTTCAATATAGTAGCTGGAGACTTTGGTGCCTTCGATGCTACACAAGCGACTGCTGTCCTTAGGGCCATAGGTGAAATTATAATCTCGTGGTATAATGATGGTGAGGAGAACGCTCGTATTAGGCGAATTTTATGGCAGGAAGTGGTCAATAGCTTGCATATACATGGTAATAAGGTCGTGATGATGGACCATTCATTACCTAGCGGCATGGCCTTGACTGTTATCGTTAACACCATATATGTCAACGTCGTCTTAAGGATGTGCTGGATCTTAGAATTTGGTGATACCAGCTCTATTTTTGATTTTGATAAACATGTAGTTGTCGTAGCAAATGGCGATGATCATGCAATGGGTATTAGTGACGAGGCCATTGAGTATTTCAATTATCAGACCATTTGCAAGCACATGAGAACGCTGGGACTTACATATACCGCTGAAGATAAAACTATTCCAGATTATAAATCAAAAGATATAACTGAGTGCACATATTTGAAACGTGGTTTTCGTCTTGAAAATGGTGTTTTTGCGGCTCCTCTTGATTTGCAGGTTATTTTGGAGTTACCGTATTGGATAAAGAAAGGCCCTGCTATGGATGACAAGCTCGAGGATCGTGTCTCAAATTGTTTGAGAGAGTTGTCACAGCATGACCGATCCGTTTGGGATAAATATGCACCTGTTATATTCGATGCATGTCGGCGTGAAAACGTGAAAGTTGAGATAGGTACGCGTGATCAATACCATGAGTTGAATAAGATCCATTGGAGATTGTTTGCTGGTGATTATGCTGGGTCTAAACTGCATGATACCGAGAGTCTTGAAATGACGACTCCACAGAAATGTGTTGCCAATAACTTTTCCGAGGTTTATACTAATGAGTATCTGCGTCAGGAGGATATACAAGCTTCTATGCGTGAGCATAATTCAATAGCCGTTAGGCAAAGTGGTAACGTTGGTTCTGAACGTTTAGTTGAGAATTTATCAGGTGTTGAGGCAGGCACAGAGAGCCATGACGATAGGACTGTTTTCCTTAGTGATGCTCCCATCAGAACCTATGAACCAGCAGTGGTTAATGATATACCACAAACTCTGTTGGCAATACCAAAAGTGTCTGTTCAGGATAACATTAAGAGTTTTCTATCTAGGCCAGCATTTGTGGGTTCTTTTGTTTTTGATCCCACGAATGCAGCTAACGACACCATTTATTCTTCTGACGTTCCACAAGCAAATTTTTATGGTGCATCAACAGACATATTTCTATCAAAGCTGGAAGGCTTTGCTGGCATGAGAGCTACTGTCGTCTATAAGTTTGTCTTGGCGGTAGAGCGTTTTGCTCAAGGTCGCTTACTCATTCACTATATACCTGGAGAATATGATGTTGATCATGAAAAACAACATACTTATAATTTGCAGATGAAGACTCAACAACCAAGGATAGAAGTTAATGTTAATAGGGACACGATGGTTGAGATTAAGATTCCATATGTGTCGCCCAGCACACATTATAATTTACAGACCAGAGAGGGGATTTGGGGTCGTATATTTTGTTCTGTTTATTCTCCGTTAGTGGGTTTATCAGCTGGGATAAATGTGAATGTTTTTGTCTCATTTGAGGATATTGATCTTGTTATACCCACTTATGGATCCCCCCAAGGTGGTGAGCTTGAAAACGAGAAGAAAACCTCAATATCTGTTAATTTACGCCGTGCTAAGAAAATAGCTACTGATGCAAGTCGCATACCCCTTCTCAGCTCTATAGCAACTCCAGCTAGCTGGTTCTTGGCAGCAGCCGAGAATTGCGCCTCGGCACTCGGGTGGTCTGCTGCCTATAATAGTGATGGTTTAAGTCGTATAGGTGATTATATGAATCCGTATAATTTGACATGTGATGGACAGAGAAATTCCTTACCAATGGGGATGTCTAAGGATAACGAGATTGATGTCCTGCCAGGCTTTGCTGGGAACAATATTGATGAGATGTCCATTAAGTTCTTTGCTACACGCCCAGCGTATATTGACCACTTTTCGATCGGAACTAGCGATGCGGTTGGAGCAATAGCATACAACAATATAGTTTCACCTGCCATTTTCAGAACACCGATAGCTACGCACGGATCTGGTGTTTTGATCGGTTCTGTCTATTCAGCGACACCCGTAGGCTTTCTCATGAATATGACCAAGTATTGGCGAGGATCGTTAGTGTATTCTTTTAAATTTGTTAAGACGGAATTCCATACCGGGAAGATTGAAATAGTTTATCAACCATACAGATTATCTGCGGTTAGCTATGCAAATACAGTATATTGTCCTAGGCATATTGTTGATATTAAGGATACTGACGAGTTCCATGTTACCATTCCATACATGCAACTCACACCTTGGTCTGATTCTAGTATTATATTAGGTCAATTGGGTGTTTATGTCGTCAGTCCCTTGAATTGTCCAACCAGTGTGTCTTCGACCATCGATGTTTTAATTGAGGTGGCTGCCGGGGATGATTTCGCTATAGCTTGTCCGAGAAATGTCATGACTATGCCAATGACTTATGATACTAGTCCGCAGTCGGGTTTATTCTCTGATGATTGCCGTATCAAGCGCTTTGTTATTGGTGATACAGAAAGAAAACCGTTGAACTTAGACGCTGAAAGGTACTGTATTGGAGAGGCTATTCGGTCAGTGAAGCAATTAGCAAGTCGATTCTCCCGGACATTGGGTGTTGCCACCGTTGCAGGTGCCAGTACCACTTTTAGCGCAGTAGAGATCAAACCAATGACGATAGGTGGTAGTAAATGGGATGGAACGAATATGATTTACAATCCTATCGCTGGTACGTTTTATGACGCATTTGCGTCGTGTTACGCGTTGACCCGTGGATCGGTATATTTTGAGATACGTGGGACTGGTATTGTACCAGATTCCGCAGCTTTGTTTCTTGATGATAGAACTATTTTCCATCCACCAGTGAATACCTTTGTTTTTCCCGCCGGTTTGGCGACGACGAAGAATTGTACAGTGAATTTCCCTTTGCAGGTTGCATCTAGTGTGAAGGGTACTACCACGTTTCACATACCAACATGGTCCACAGCGTTGTCGAGATATAACTTACCTGATAACACGAATGGAACCAGGTTACCAGATGCATTTGAACCGAACATGATATTATCAGTTTATTCCGCTAGTACCGGAGCGGCAACCAGTCGCCTAAAGATTTATAAATCCGCAGGCGATGATTGCCAGTTTGGGTTCTTTATAGGTGTGCCATTAATGTTTCAGTTTGGCACGCAAACAACACCAGTTAATCCTGACTTTACAGGATAGGCACCGCAGAGCGGTAAGCAAGTTTTTACGTTTACCGCTGTTGCGGTTCACGGTTTTATTGCTTTCCTTTGTGGTTAGTTTATACATGTGAAAAGCCATGGCCA